AGTTTTAAACCAAGCGGCTAAAGCTGAATAAGGATGCTCGTCGAAAGGGACGTTCATCAACTTTCTATCATTAGAACCCCATGAAAAAGTTCTTTGATCAGAAGATAGTTTTAATATACCCATTTCAGTTGCTCTAATACCGAAGTTTCTAAGAACAACATTTTCATCATTTACTAGTTCTAAGAATAACTTAGGATTTTTCTTAGCATATAATAATAAATCTCTTTTAAGTTCTTTAGAACTCATCTCTGATACTTTAGAGCCAGATTCAACTCTCATAACAGCCTCTGCCATGTCGATATCTATAGACTGAGCAGCGTTTAATGCTTTTATCTCCATTTCTAGTATATCAATCTCACTTGCAGCTATTGCTTGAGGTTTATTTTCGTGATATATTTTGTCTTTCATTGGATGATATAAAGACAATAATTTTTGTAAAGTTACTTTATTTTTTGGAACTTGCAAAACTCCATTTCTAAAAACTATATGTGATAATCTTTGATCTCCGTTCATCTCATCTACAAAACAAGTTTTTTGGTTTTCGCAATATTTAAGTTCTCTTTCATAACCTTTTTCTTCATCAAACCAATATATACCTGCTGATTTAATTGATTTACTTAGTGGTGTTCCTTTACTTATAAGATATGTTCGATCTTTTATTTCCCAGATATCTTTTTTTGGTTTTTCTACAACTTTTGTTTCCACTTTTGGTTTTTCTACAACCTGTACAACTTCTTCAGTTGTTATTTCTTTTTTTGTTTCTTTTTTCTTTGCCATAATATAATATATAATAAAATTAATAAAAATAAAGGGACTGGGAAATTAATCCCAGTCTCTTTAAAATAATTGTGCTTAGTTTAATAACATAAAGTTATTAGCACCTTGAGTAACCATACATCTTTCAGTTAAGAAGTTTACAGTCATTGCATCTAAGTCAGAAGTAGTAGCTCCAACCGAACCAGTGATCCAAGTTTTCATTTTTCTACTTTCAAGTTTAGAAGCTCTGTATCTCACGTGTAAGAAAGGACGTTTCATATTCTTTCCTAAAGCTTGATCGTATACAGAAGACACACCAGCTGGTATTACAACACCTCTAATACCTTCGGCAGTAGCGGTAAGATTAACACCACCTCTAGTAGCCAAGTCATTTAAGTATTTCCAGTCAGATTTGTAAAAGTCATAAGAACCTCTTCGGAATCCAGAGAAACCTAAGTTTAACGCCATGTCTTCTGAGTTGTCAAATACTCCGTAAGAAGTACCACCAGCTCCGTAAGAATTCATTGAAGCCAACATATCATCAATTGCTAAAGCAGTTGCTCTATTAACAAATAACATGTTTTCTTCAATAGCACCATTTCTATCAAACTCTGCTAAAATAGCATCAAACTCAGCTAAATCAGTAGCAGCGTTAACACCAGTAATACCAGAAGATTGATGTCCTCTAGCTTCAATAGCAGCAAATAAACCTTCAGTACCCGCAGTACCAGCACCACCATCAGTTGGTAGAGCGATAGCAGAGTCTCCAGCCACTAATTCAGATTCAATCATTGCCATTTCACAGTAATCAGTAAATCTAGCTCTAGTGTCACCTTCAGCTTTTAAATACCAGTAGTAACCACTTTGCCCGTCTTCACCAGATACTTCAATCCAACCTATTTGAGCAACATCAGATCCTGAAACTTCGTACATGTCTTTCATTATGATTGGTTTGTTAGTAAATGTAGTGAATTGTGGCTCGTTAGATCTAGCACCTAGATACGCAGTACCCTTAGCATATTCAGAACCAAATACCATTATAGTACAAGCATTATCACCATTAACAAAACCTGCGTTTGTCATATGTTCAACACTATAAGGTTGTACTGTAATAGTTTGGTTTCCAGCTGCAGCAACGCTTACACGAGCCGTAACTGTTTGACCACCACCAGAAATTAATACCATATCACCAACTCTAATACCATGTGTAGTTGTTTGAGCAACACCATCAATATCAGTTAAAATATTAATAGTACTTGCTGTAACATCTAACATGTCACATATATAAGATAAATGTAATCTACCTTGTTCTGACCAAATAACTTGATCAGCTGACATAGCTTCTTCTGCTCCAACTTGAGCTAAAAAACCTGATACAGTTCTCTTACCGAAAACCTCAGCTTCTTTTTCCATCAAATCAGGAAGATATTGCTGTGCCCATCCATTATCTTGGATGTCTAAATAATTCTCAGACGTAACCGCTTGTACTGCTGCGCCTCTAGTCTGAGCCCCTCTTGTAATTGCCATTTTTAATTTTTTTTAAATTGTTATTTTTTAAATTTGTTATTTTTAATTTTAAACTTAAAATCATTAGCATCATCACCTAACACTCTGAACTTTAAACCCCCTGTGTCAATTTTTCCATGACTTTGTCTTGGATTCATATCAACATTTTTAGCTTTAGCAACACTATCTTTCATAGCATCAGCTTTGCCTTGTTCATAGAAGTGTTTCGCGACAGCATCTGCATTCATTGCCGTGTACAAAGACTTATGGTAACCCTTAGCATCTGATATTTCGTTATTTTTATTCAAAAACTTTTTGACAAAATTATTAATATCGCTTTGTGTTTCCTTTACTTCGTTAGCATTGTTTACATTAAATCTGTACTTTTTATCACCGACGTTATATTCAAAACCTTTGAACTTGTCGTTAAAAACACTTTCAGTTTTATTTAAAAAAGTTGATTTTTGTTTTTCTGCCATCTTTTGATTCGCTTCTGACTCTTTGTTATATCTATTAAAGAAATCAATTGCTTTCTGTTGCTCACTAGTGAGTTTGCTTCCAGCTTTGATATCTTCATAGTATTTGGACTTTTGCCCGTCCAGATGGGCTCTAGCGTTGGCAACTTGCTCTTTTAACGCTAATTTCTTTCTTCGTATATCTCTTTCTTCATCTTCATCTTCATCATAAGAGAACGAATCTTCCATAAGGAAGTTTATTTCTTCCGTATTTAAATGAGGTTTTGTTTGTTTATAATACTCGTATAGTAATTGATTATCATCTAATTCACTATAATCTTGATTAAGTTTAACATAATCATTTAAATCCCCACCAGTTTCCTCCATAAAGTCCATTAACTTTTGGATATTTTCTGGTAGTGGTTTACCGGTAGCCTCAGCTTCAGCTATCGCTTCTTCAACTTTTTCTTCTACTTCAGCAACTTCTTCTTCAGTTGAGTCTTCGGTAATTTCTTCTAATACTGGAGCTTCTTGTACTTCTGCTTCCGGTTGTACTTCTTCTTGTTTTTCTGTGGGCTCGGCATTTTCAGACTCTGCAACCACTCCGCTGTCGTTAGCGTTATCTTCTTGAGTTTCATTTTTTTCTTCTTTTGGTGTTGGTGGTTTACTTAAATCTACTTTAATTACACTGTCGTCTCCAGCGCTTTCAAATTTAGATTCATCTACTTGAGGAGTTTCCTCAGTTTGTTCAACTGTTTCTTGTGTAGTTTCTTCAACTACGTTTTCTTCTTTTTCTTCCATAATATAATATAATAATAATTAATAAATTCTATCTAGGGTCAAATACACCTAAATCAAATCCGCCACCTAATATATCATTACCGGCAGACTCAAAGTTTTTAGGCGGTTTGCCAGTATTTCTTTGGTCAATCAATTCACTTTGTTGAGTTGCTTGAATTTTTGTTCTCTCATCTTTCCTATCTTCTTTTTCTTTTTCTCTTGTTTTTTGTCCATCTACTTCTAGATTTTTTAATTGCATGTTAAATTGAAACTCTAATTGCATTAATTCTTTTTTATGCATAACTTCTTGTTGCATTTTTTGAGTATCTATTTGAGCTTTTAACTGTTCTAATTCAGCCTTACTAGCTGTTATTGCTTGATTCTTCTGAACTTCCGCTTGCGCTGCTACTTGTTGAGCTTGCGCATTAGCTTGTGATTGCAATTGTATATTTTGCTGTTGTATTGCTTGATCTCTTTCTAATTTTTTCTGTCTTCTAATCTTTAACATTTGATTAGCTAGTTTCACGTTATTTATTTCTCTAAGATCAATTGCGTCTGCAAGTTCTATAAGTTGATTTTGAAGAGCTACCTGTATATTGTTTTCTAATAACATTTTTTCTTCTTCATCTGGAGTTAATTGTAAAAATATACCAAAGTCATATAAATGTAGATTTTGCATCTCTTCCAATGTAGCAACATTATGTGTACCTATTGCTTGTATAAAAGCATCTCTAGTTGGAGAGTATTCTATAATATCTGATATTCTAAGTGATAAACACTCTGCAGTTTCAGCTGTTAAATATAATCCAGCTTGTAATATATGTCGAGTAGCCGTATTACTATTTGCAGCTGCTAATTTCTGAACTCCTACTAAAGCATTTTTATCTGGCATACTACCATCTCTAGCTTCATTAAGACCGGTTACATCTCTTATCATTTGCAAGTAATAATTATAATTAGCAATTAATGCTTGCATTTTATTTCCACCAGATGCTGATGTAATTTCTTGAATAGGTACTTTACCAGGATTCATATCACCTTCAGAAGTGAAACTTCGTCCAATTACGGAACCAGTTTGGAAGAACATATTTAATGCTTCTTGTGGGTTATAGTTAGTACCATTACCTAAATCAATTTCGGCTAAACCATCAGCATCTAAATAAACTCCATCTGGAACCATTCTTGACATTACTTGTTGTAACTTAAGATGCGTTAATTGAATCATGTCTGCAAAACCAGTAATTCTTTTTACTAGAGAATCTATTTTACCATCATACATTCTAGGTGCTACAATAGAATAATTCATTTTAACTTTAGTAAAGTCACTCTTAGGACGTATCATGTTCTTAGACATTTCCCATTTAAGCAACTTATCTGTACCTAATATTAAAGCCCCTTCATATAGACACTCGATTGATCTTAATAATCTTGAATAACCACCCTCCATATCTTCTGGTGGATTAAATGTATCGTCTTTAGGTATAATTTTATCAGCACCAGTTCCAGTTTCTTTTATCTTATAAACTTCGTTCATATAAGTTTTATAATTAAAATATAAAACTTGAATCGTGTTGTTATCTTCTTTATTTATTGAATATCTTGAATTATAATTATTTCTATTAAAAGTTTTATTTTTCATTATATCTTCAAGATCACTTTCTGTTAGATTAGGAAATTGTTTTGCCAACTCATTAACTGGAATAGACTTAACTTCGCCAACGTAATATATATCATCAAAATAAGGGGAATCAGTATAAGAATATACAAGATTAGCTGGATCTACATAATCTATAGTAACACCTTCCGATGTAGTAAACCCTGTTTTTACAGCACCTATACCTAATACAGCTAGATCATAATAAAATCTCTTTTTTGTTAACTCATAATTATTACCTTCCATTAAAACTTTTAAAGCTTGCTCCTCAGCTAACTCAACCGCTTGCTTATATGTTAACTGCATATGCAAAGCTAATTCTTCTTCAGAGTCAGGTAATTTATCAATATCATTTTCTGCTAAAGGTATTCCAAAAGCTTCTTTAGAAAAAGCATCTAGCTCTTTAGTTCTCATATCAGCTAATATCGATTCCATGTATTCTGTACGTTTACTAACGCCATAGGGATCTTGAGAAAACGCGTTTATATCATAAGTTCTTTCAGCTATACCATTAACAACTATATCTACAAACTTAGAAATAATTGGAACAGGTTTCCAGTCTAAATTTAAATAGGACAAATCGCCGTTTATAGACAACTCATCCTTATATTTTTGAATTGACTGTTCGCCTCTAGCGTACAATCTTAAACTATGAAAATTATTATAGTTATTTCTATACCTATTATTATTTCTTTGATCATTAAACCATTCTGTCTCTATAGCTTTCGCTACTTTTAAACCGTACTCCTCACTTAGTTTTTCTAAATCACTAACGGTTTGACTTGGGAAATAACTTTTTATAACAGACTCTGCCATATTTATTATTTGATTATTTTAGACATATTACCTTTGTTTTCGTACTTGGAAATATGTATGTTTAATTTAGGTTTTTCTATTTTTGCATTTGGAGCATATAAATGTCTATTATTAGCCATTATTGCTAATCCAGAACTTATTGACGCATCAAATTTCGTTCTTTTTGTTATATCAAATTTTGCCCAATCATTTAACAAGGCGTTAAAATATAAATCTCCAAATGTTCCATCTTGTTTCATACCAACGTGATCTTGAATATACATCTCAATAGCTGCTGCATGAGCTTGTTTTATATCTTCACTTGAGTTTGGTATTCCACCAACTTCTTTTTCTGCTACAGATAGTTTGTTCCAAATTTTATCTGGTCTATTCATACTAAATCCTCTGTAACCTCTTCTTCTTAGATAATAAAGTAATCTAGGTTTATTATTCTCCGCGAGTATTGGCATTCCATAAAACACTAACGCCATTAAAACATCTTCAAAGAATATTTCAGCCGTAGGTGGTCTTGATAAGTATTCTAAAAAGAAACTGTTTGCAGGAGCGTCCTCCATACTAAACCTTGTCAGTCCGTGCAAAGCTCCTTTAGATCCTTCTCCATCTACGGTTCCTGATATATCATATGAATCGCAACCAAAGGCCCCCATATGTTCATTACCAGGATATTTAATACCATTTTTAAGTACCACTCTATTTTGTAATTCCGATTTAGGAACCCAACTAACTTTAAATCTTCCTTTTGGATCAGGATAAAATATTACTTGAGAATCTTTAATTCCATTAACCCACTGAAAATTACCTGTTGTAATCCCTAATGTTCTAGACATTTCTTCGTTATAGTCTATCTGTTCATATATTTTTACTAGATTAAATATACTATTTTTTGTCTCGTCTCTAAACGCGTGTTCTTCAGTTCTAGGAAATTGACGATAAAATTCATTTAAAGCATCTTGATCGTCTTTTAGACCATCAGCTTCGTTTTGCCAATTATCTATTACACCTATATCTATTAATTCACCGTCTGGGGCGAACACATCGCTGTCAGGTGTATTAAATACTGGAATTCCGAACTCGTCAATAAATCCTTCGTAGTTCCATTCCATTGGGATAAACAAAGAATAGAGACCAGACTTTGTCTGACCATTTCTATTTCTTTTAGTGACATCGGATGCGTTGTATAGTTTTTTAAAATTGTCTCCACCTTTATCTAATGCGTTTGAAGTAGAGCCCATCATACATTTACCAATAATTCTACTACCTAATCGTAAACATGTTTTTGTAACTCTCCAGTTATTTAAAATATTATCAGGTCTTTCCCATTTACCACTTTCATCATGTACTAGTAACGCTAGCTTTTCACCATCATAACTATTATCACCAGTATTTTTCCAATCAATTGTAGTGTCTAATCCTTGTATATCTTCTAACTTTTCGTTAGCTGTAATTTTTTTTCTAGTAAACTTACTTGCTGGTACTCTATAAGCTAATTCCGATTTAGGACGATCCATACCATCTTGTATCGGTTTGAAAAAGAACGGGTAGTTTATACTTATCGGAACTACCTTATCAGTAAACATCTTCTTAGCATCTGCACCTGTTTTAGATAGTATCCCATATCTACTATCACTTGATATGGTGGCTAAATTAACTGTTTCAGCTGACGACATAAAAGAAAATCCAGAACGACGATTTTTTAGATAGCACATTCCATAACATCTTTTATCCGCTTTACAGGCCTCCCAAAATATAAAGAATAGTCTATTTGCCTCTCTAAAATCTGGAGCTCCAACGTCTATTTTACTCCATTGAAGATACATATAATGTGCACCTGTAATATAAGTTGGCTTACTATTGTTCATAAACCAAAAACCCTCGTCTCTTCTTTTAAACTCTTCGTCTATATAGTCATACCACTGCTCTTTCTTTTCATTTGGATAACCTCTCCAATCAAAAATATTTTTAAGACGAGCTAATTCTTTTGGCTGCTCAAGTTTTACCCATTTGTTTTTTTCGTGCACGTGCACTCGCACTGGTTCCAACGGCAAGCCAATTCGCAAGTTTTGGATTTCAACCACTTCACCGATTTTTCCAGTTTTTGAGATAATAATGATATCATGTTCTTTATTGTATCCATATTTCCATTTTTTAGATTTATTAAGACGACTAATAGTGGTCTTTTTAATAGGTTCAATTATTTTAAATAAACTTTGCTCGTACATTACTTAGATCTCCCTTCTGCGAATCCTTTAAATACTTTTTCTTTCTTTTCTTCAGGTTCTTTTCCCTCTAAAAGATTTTCTTCTTCTTGGATTCTATTAAGTATTTCAAACGCGTCAAATATAGCTAATTTTTTAGTAGCTGCTGCATTTTTTAATCTATCAGCTGATATATCATCGTCAGAATCTACAATTGGTTCTTTAGCAACTTTAATCAACTCTTCAACTGCTCTTTGCCCAGCTTGGATTATATTCTTCTTCGTCTCCTTGATATTCATATTTGATTGTAATTAAATTTGATAAAACTCTATATAATCTTTCGCCATCAACGACGAATTCATATTCACTATTTGGTGTAAATCCAATTAGATCGCCAACTTTAACAGAGTCGTCTGAATATTTAACGATACCTTGTAGTGGTTTTTCAGACTCAACATTAAATTGGCCTACTGCTTTTAAAGGTTTTACAAAACAATAACCTTTTGGAGCTATCCACTTTTTATCTCTCTTGTATAAAAAGATTTGATCAAGAGTTATCATATATGTAGACTCATTAAAATAACTTCTACTATTTTTTTCAACACCCTTAATATTGTGCCATCTACGAAAAACATTGTGATGTACTACAACAGTATCTCCAGGTTTTATATTTGTATCGCCAATAATTGGAGTTGATATAACCGTTGCTTCTCTATTTACATACTGATGATTATAAATTTCAGTATTAAGTATTAACTCTGAATCACCAACTTTCTTTTTATTATTATATCTTTCTCCTTTTGGCGTTACAACAAAGTTGTAAACACTTTTCATTAGTACTCGAGATTGTATTCTACAGACACAGCCATGTTTTTATTGAAGTCTTTCCAAGGTAACACGTCTTTATTTTTTTTAATATAAATAGAATATTTGTCTTCTTCTTCTAGTATATCACAAATAGTATGTCCACCATAAACTTCTTGACCAACAGCATAATGCATGGCATCGTTCTTATAGTCTTTACCTACACTAATCTTTCTTATTAACTTCGCCATTTTCTTTTGGATAATTTATAGTACCGTCTTGGATATTGATATCAAACGTACCGTATTCTTTTTGAAATTCACCTTGTAATACTGTAAGTTCATCTCTCATTCCAGCTATACCATGAAGTATATCGTGTTTTCTAAGTTCTATAGAACCTATTTCTAATTGAGATTTATTAAGATTATTTATAGTATCTTGAACTTTTTTTAACTGTTCATCAGTTATTTTTTCAGGTTTAACACCTGTAAGTTCTTTAATTTTTTTACTTGTACCTTTTACTTTACTTGTTGCCATTCTATTTAATTTAAGTTAATTTAATTTGTTTTATTTTTCAAAACACATAACCAGTGTTATTGGTGTTGTATTATATACTATCTTATTGTTTGTACTTGTATTTGCTAAATTACTTTCAAGTGTTATTGACGTTGCTGAATCAACTGTTTTAACTGTTCCAAAAAGTAATCCATCTTCGTCTCTTAAAATATCCCCAGGTCCACACGCGATTACCGCAGATAAATCAGCTACTGTTAAAGTTGGACTAGACGTTGACATAGTACCGTCAACTGTCATTGTTGAAGCTCCCCAGTTGTGAGTACCTTTCGCTATGCAAGATACATATAATTTATCATACCCAACGTTCGTACCGCTTTCAGGCACTCCTTGTAATACCAAATTACCCATAGCTTGATTAGCACCTGCACCTGAACTTACGTTTATTACAGATATTACATTACCAGTTATAAGAGCACCGCCATCAGTTCCATCACTAGCGTCAATATGTGTTTTCCCTATTATATTATTAAACCATCCAAACGTATCTACAACCGCTCCATCATCTCCCATTGTACCTGGCGCAGTTCCATCTACATCGTTTCCTTTTGCCCAATAAAGATCAAAATCGGTTGGAGTGTAATCAACTCCGTTTTTTCCTGTATATAAAGCTGTCATCCCTATTAATCTACACGCTCCTTTAGGTACGTCAAACCCGTGCCAATCAAACATTAGTTCATCGTTTGTAATATTACCTGCTGCTAAAGCCGCTACAGCTATCGGAGGTTTTACCGTTACGTTAAAATATTTTCCCATAATTTTATTTTTTTACTTTTTCAAATGATCGACCACCGAAATAAGCACCGATCACGGTTATTAATACTAGTTGAAGTAAATCAACCCATGATGATTTAACTTCAAAATTTAATGCACCAGCATCTATAAAGATTAATAGCATGGTGCATACTATTAAAAATATTAATGTCATCGGTCTAACATTCTTACTCAACCACGAATCCGATTTCAAATCAGCTTCCCAACGAGATGTAATGTTCTTTTCCATTTCAATCTCGTAGTTAGCCATTAATTCTTTTATTTTTCTTTCTGCTTCTAGTTTTTCTTCTTTACTAGTAGTTAAGTTATCTATAACTCCACCTACACTATTAACTAGATCTGCTGTTCCTCCTGATAATAATTTTCCTAACATAATTTAATTTTATTTTTTTGCGAATTTTTCTAGTCCACTTATACCGAAGCATCCTAATACTACAAATACAAATGAATCATATACAAATTCATTAATCGCTAGATCTCTTCCTAACCAACCTGTAACAAGGTCTACTATCATAATCACACACATTATCGCAAATGCAATGAATCCGATGATAGATTTTTCATTCCAATCGTTGTTATTTTTAAAGATTTCCACTATTATTTCTTTTTCTTAGTAGTTTTTTTCTTTTTAGGTGGTCTTCCAACCTTTGTTCCATATGTTCCTTTTCCTTTAGGCATAATATTTGTTTTTAATTTTTAATCCCAAGTTACTGTTTTACTTCTTGACCAACCTTTATCACCTCTTTTCTTTACAATTGTTTTTGTTTTTCCTGATTTATATTTACGTACTTTAGTGTATCTTTTTCCACCCTCATCAATAGTAACGTGTTTGCTAGATATAACTTTACCATCTTTTGTTTTCACTTTACTTTTCTTAACCCAAAGATCTGGATTAACATCAGGATTAAAAAAAGATTTTGTAGAGTGTTTCTTTACTGTAACTTTTCCTCTTTTCCTAGTTTTATCTACAACTCTATAAGTCTGTCCTGACTTATCTGTAACTTGTTTTATAGTTTTTTTTGTTTTACCCCAAGGCCAAATTTTAGCCAGAGAGTTTTTCATTTTAAACGGCATATTATCTTTCTTTATCTTTAATCATATCATCTATAGCTTTATTATAAACTTTATCTGTATATGATTTATTATTATAAAATATACTTCTTTCTGACGTAGGTAAATCTTCCTCACCTAAAAGTATCCTGTAAATTCTACTTATCATTTGAGAGCATTTAAAAGAGGTTTTAAATACAGAGTACATAATAGTAGTTCTATTCCTATGTCTCCAAGTTTCTATCCAACCTTCTCTTTTTAATCTTTCCCATCTTGCTTTATCCCACGAATATGTATAAACTCCGTTGATAAAATCGTTTCGTGTAAATCTTCCTTTACAATCTAAATAAATTAATAATTCTAAGTCTGCGTCTTTTAATCCGTAAGTTTTACAGACCCACTTTCTAGTGAGCCTGTAATACTTAAGGATATTCATTTCACG